TACATAAGAACAGTTGTACCCACCAACATGGCATCTGTCCAGTGCGGGGCCACTGGTCATCAATGCCCTCATGCTTGGCATGATAGCTTGGCTAAGTACAGCCTCTTCTAACTCTGCACGTAGTGTGTCAGGTAGAGTGTAGTTATGCTTCTGTTTCAAATGCCCTGACATATAATCAAAGTATCGGGTGACTGTCTCACCCCATGTCTCTCTACGCTGCTCATCTTCTTTCCAACGTGCATAGCGAGACAGTGCTATGAAGTTTTGGTAGTCTGTAGGTAGTGTATTGCTAATCATCTCTTTACTCCGTTATAGTTCGTATGTTTCTAATATCGGCACCTTCAATATCATAAAAGTATTCTTGTATGCCTTCTTCTAATTCCTCACCCACTTGACCATCAGCAGGGACAGGATACTCTTCATCATCAATATCAATGGTTATAAACATCTTAACTCTCATCACTTGCCATAACCTCTTCAATCAATCTATCCAGATACCATCTAGCTTTTTCTAAATCTTCGACTGGTTTATGCTTGTAATCAAACCGCCAAAGATATTTCATAATGTTACCTTGTAGGTAATACTTGAACCCCTCATCAGTAGCGGCAGAAATTGCATCAATGCATTCAATACCTGTCTGATTATAGTGTGGTGGACTGTTGACCATATCTACATTAGACCACTTGGGGTCTAACTCCAATTGTTTTGCTTTCATAAATTGCTCATGCCGCATTACGCTGACCCCTTTGTTCTAGTGTTAAAGTGAAGGTGTACTACATTACCATCGTAGGTTTTTTCTACACCTGCTTCTTCTTCTAGTTCTACATCAATATCCATCTCGTTGTCAATAACTTTTGTAACATATTCGTGTACAATATTACGCAACTCTTCTACTTCTTCCATAACTGGCACAGCAGCACACATCATCTTAGCAAAATGCATGACTTGATAATAGTCATCATCTTCCATAGGATTACCGGGCATTGCCATAATTGATATGTCTACTTCACCAGACCACCTACCATCTTCATCAGCGAATGGCCTGACACGTATGAGAAAGTCTTCGTTATGCACTTCTTCAGATAGTTTATCCATTATATCCATGTTCTATCTCCTTTTCACTTTTGTGCCGCCAAACTTGATAAACTTTGGATGCTTGTTCTTACCTTTTTCTTTCAACCACTCTTCAGGTATAATCCTGTCATAATAGCGAAAGCCATATTTAATACACCATTCACCGTATGTAGACTTAGCACCCTTACGAAGTTTGCGTCTGCTGCTTTCAAACACAAAACGAATATCCAACTTGGGATGCTGCTTTTTAATAGCCAGATGCTTGCGCCTATCTGCTGCGGTGAATTGTCCTTTTGTTTCTATTATGATACCATTGGACAGCACAAAATCGGGGGTGTATGTCCTGTACGCCAAGTCTTCCCACTCTATCTTAACCTGCTCATATAAGAAGTCTACTTTTAATTCTTTGAGATAGTCAGATACCTTGAGTTCAAGACCGCTACGATACCCATACTTTCGTGCTGCCCTAAATTGTTTTGCGTTAGCCAACGTCACGCCATGAGATAAATGGGCTACGATAGCCTAAAGCCTGTAGTTCTTCGCGCAACACCTTATCTGCTTCATTACGGGCTGATATCGCCGCACGTAAACCTGCAGTCTTCCGTTCACGATACTCCTTCCGAAGTTCCGCAAGGTGCAGTTCCGCTTCCTTGATTTGCTCTGCGAGTTCATTTACTTCAATCTCCATTCATATACTCCTTTGCTAGTTCAACATATGCCACCATGGGCGGATTCTTTGCCTGTGATTTTACAGCAGGTAACTCAGTAAGATTATCCCAGCAATCAAAGCGATAGCTGCAAAATTTACATCCGTCATTAAGGACTTTATTACCTGTGGGCTTGCCACGAAAAGTCTCAGGCACTGGTTCAAAACATCTTTCAAACTTGTTCTCCTTTACTGTATCCACAGTCTTTTTGATTTTAGTAATTTCTGCATCAATGTCAATGTCTTTTGCTGACACATATTTAAATTTACCATTAGCTTTATTGACTACCCACCAGCCACCAGCTTTCTTGCCTGATGCTTTGGCGTATCCAGCTAATTGAGCCACATACCCGAAGCCATCACCGTTGGCAAGACTATGGAAGGTGTCGAATTTATTTCTGTATGACCAGTCTGAAGCTGATTTAATATCATCAACTGCACCATCAATGATGAGGTCATAAGAACCAGAAACGCTATCGTCACCAAGGTCAAGAGAAACTTTATCCGTGTCTTCATACTTCACTCCTGCTTCTGTCAATAAGGCTTTGAAGACAGCTTCAACGATGTCTCCAATCATCATGTTCATTACAAATGTAGTAGGTAAAGGTAATGCAACTTCTGGTTTGTTTTTATCATACCAAAGCTGGCAGGTAGGACGACCTACATTAGACATTCGTAATGTAAAGCCATCCTTTCTGCTCCTACCCTCACCAAACTGACGTGCAGCAGCCGCCATTACATCCAATCCAATCTGTTTGATTGTTGCAGATGACATAGTTGTTTTACCGTTTACAGCATTTTCAAGATACTGATGCACAGCCAGTTCAGCAGGGTGATTCATTATGCTACCTCTTCTTCGATTTCAATGTCTACAAGATCGTCAAGCACTTCAGCATCACCATCTTCTAGCTTTGAGTTCACTTTCTCTGACCATGCATTGATAACATAGTTATTGTAGTTGTCAATCCATGCCATGAAGTCAGCAAACAATACGTGGTCATCTTGTGTAACCTCAAGTGTTTTGGTTACATCCAGCGATACCACAGGAATAAAGAAGCTATTACCGTTTGGCATCTTACGCTCATTGGTATTTGCCGTGAATGAATGCATAGGCGGAAGACGTTCCATCTTAGCAAGTTTTACAAACACGTCACCAACAAGTTTAAATGCGTCACGATTATCAATCTCCCAGATAAACGGTGTAGCTTCTAGTTCTACTGGCTCACCCTTTTCATTGCGAGGGTCAACCAATTCAACTGAACCTAATACAACACGCACACGTTTAATCTGCTTGATTAAGTCCTGCATCTTCTCAGGCAATGCTTTGAAGTCTTGGATATAACCAGCAGGTTTACCACAGTTAAACCCACCATCGTTATCTTTCAAGTCAGATTCCATCTTGGCATCATCTGTCATAAGAGACTTGATGAACCTGTTTGGTGAATTAGCACCGCCCATAACGAAACGCTTATACATGAAACGCTGTAGAAACGCACGAATCTTTACAGAAGATGCGTAGTAGGTTGGGCCATCTGGAATCTCCAGTTTATATGTACCACCCTCAATTACTTCCATGTTTACATTTTTTCCGTTTACTTCTGCTGTACCCATTACTGGCGTATGGTTAATGCGCAGACGTGCAAGGGAACTGCTTTTAGTTTTACCCCCACTTTCCTTTGCAATACCCATAGCTTTTGCCATGACTGCATAGTTGTTTTGGTCAATCGTTGTAAGTTCTGTCATATGTATTACTCCTTTCTGAGTGAATGAGGCATAGTTATATCACGCTACGTCTTTCGTGTCAAGCCAATTCGGACCAATTTTTGCCTCTAAAAGTAGCGGCACATTGAAATCAACACCCCAACGTGCAGCTATAAGTTGTGGTAGTGCATTATTAGTTTCATCTATCGCATTGATTACCTGTTGTTCTTCGTCAGGATGAACGTCAATGACGATGCTGTCATGCACTGTGTTCACTATACAAGATTTTTTATCCTTTAGCAATTCATCTATGTGTAGTAAGGCTATTGGCACAATGTCTGCTGTTGCAAACGATTGCACAGGATAGTTCTTTATCTGTGTAAAGTGACTTACACGCCCACTAGCTTTACGTACCACATCGGGAAACGCAAACTCTCTACCACTAGGCGTAGTAATCTTTTGTGTTTCTATAGCTTCTTTAGCCAGTCGGGAATGCCAAGAGGCAACCCCTTTGTACTTTTCTGTGAAGTGGGTGTAGTACTCTGCTTCCGCTTTTGTTCTGCCAAAGCCTGTTGCTCCGTAGAGTGGCGCAAATGTATGTGCTTTCGCATCCTGTCTACTCGTAGGCTGACCAGCATCACTAATAACTTTAGCGGTGTATGCGTGTACATCAAATCCAGTAGATACTTCTTCAATGGCAACCTCATCTTGTGATAGGTAGGCTGCAGCGCGGAACTCCAACTGTGCGAAGTCAGCTTCCATTACCTTGCCACCTTCAAATCGTGACACAAATACTTTCTTTACAGGAAACGTGCCGCCACGTGGCATGTTCTGCATATTCGGGTCAGCACCAGACAAACGACCAGTCGCAGTACGGTGTTGAAGGAGACGCACGTGAAGGAACCCGTCCTGCTTGGTGTGTGTCTTGATGCCTTCCACGAAGGATGACAGATACGTATCTACAGCACTTAGCCTACGTACTTTGTGTAGGAAGTCTGCCGCATCTGGCATACCCTTACTACGTGCAGCACCCTCTAGTATCTCTAGATTTACCTTGCTCGTAGTAAAGCCATTGGCACTTGCCCACTTTGGTGATGGTGGCTTGAACTTGAAGCCAGCAAGTGTATCCGTTGGTTTGAACAAGAACCCTTCAGTGTTACAAGTCTGGCATCGACTTGGCTTGGCAAAAGGCTCACCATTCTTCTTTGTCTTACGTATGTAACCAGAGCCACCACAATCTGTGCATTGTTCAGCGACAGTGCGGTACATGCGTTGAGTGCGTGTCAGTATCAACTGATTGAACTCTGTCTCTGGCATGTATGGGTCAATAAGTTCTGACCAATCATTCTTATCAATAACCTTGCGACCATAGATAACCCAAGACAATTGCTCTGGGCTATTTAAGTTGATAGGCGTATCACCCATAACCTTGCGTACATGAGACTGCAAGTCTTCTTCAAGCTGTATCTTCTCAGCTTCGAACTCCTCACGCACATCGTCAAGCACCGACAAGTCAACCTTGAACCCACGCTGGTATATACGTGCTAGGCATACCGCAACTTGATTAGTAAGAGTAACTGTATTCATTAAACGTGCATCAGGAATAGTGTTCAAACGGTACATCAACTTATCAGCAAGCTGTTGGGTAGCATGAAGGTCAGCAGAAAGGTACTCCGACAACTCATCGTGAGGAATGTCGCGTGTACTGTAACCTTGCTTGAAATATTCCTTCAACGTGTCTTGCTTCTTGGTATCTAACTCATAGCGTTCTGCACAAGCCTCAAGAGACAACGGCTCTTTGATACCACGCTGCAGTACATACTCAGCCAGCATCGTGTCAAACACTGGGCCATCATACTTGAAGCCAGACTCCCATAGCCACATCAGGTCATATGGGGCGTTGTGTGCAATGATGATAGTAGCTTGGTCAAGATAACTTTGAAGCAGGTTGTATCCGTGATATGTATGCTCACGTTCACCGTGGTCAAAAGTAATCAAGTCTTCCTGCCCTTGGTCAGTCAACACACCAACCATAGTCAGTGAGTTCTCTGGCTCAAAGGGGTCAAGGTGCAACTTACCATCACGCTGTGTCGTTGTGTTTTCTACATCAAGTGTTAGCTTCATACTGTATACCTCGCTGTCTGATATTCAAGTTCGCAGTGTACCACACCGTGCCAGCCTGTCAACTTGTTTTTTACAACATTTAAGTGACGCTGCGTGTCTTCCTCTTCTTGATTGTCTACTGGTGGGTTCTTAGCAATCAATACCATCAGGTCAGCTTCAGCCGCTTTACCTGTGCGTGAGCCTTCCATCATAGACTGATTGAGCAGTACCTTACCTTCAGCATCAGCAGATAGCTGAGACATATAGAAGATAGCACATTCATGTTGCTTGGCAATCATACGTGCGTGTACAGCATTAGCTTTGAGTGCTTCGTCTGTACGGGCAAAGCCACCCGTCTTGGCAAACTTGTCGCCCATATCAAGCAATACGATGTCTGGCTTGTATGACTTACAGATGGACTCTACCCAATTCATATCACGGCCTGTCGCGTCCTTAATCTTGATACGTTCTTTGACAGGTGCATACAACTCACGTGCTTTAGCTGGATTATCCTTTATCTCACGCATAGTCATGCCTGTAGCGGCAGTCAGATACCTAGCACCCACACGGTGATAGCCCTCTTCGTTACACAGGATAATGCAGTTAGCACCCTGATGTGCAAAGCCGCCCGGTGCCGCAATGATTGATGCGTGGAACGATGTCTTGCCTGTGTTGGGTCTAGCACCAATCTCAATCAAGTGACCAGAGTTAACACCCTCTACCTTACGTGTTAGACTAGCGATGTTGAAAGTCCAACGTGCCTCAAGGTCATTACGAGCAAGCAGGGTTTCAATCTCAATGTCATCCCACTCCACATTCAGGTTGGGGGTGAAGTCATCACCATACTGTTCTAGTAGCAGACGCAGTGGCTCAAGGCTAGACTTGTCACCATTGACATAATCAAAACCAAGATTGGCAATGTCCTCACCCACAACTTGCTGGAACAACTTGGACAACACTTCCTGTGCTACATCACTACCCATAGGCGTCTCACCTTTGATCTTATGGAACAAGGCAGAGTAGGCTTGCTTCTGTGCCGTAGTCAGTGTTGGATTGTTTGACATGAACAATGCCTCAATCTCATCTGGTGTTACGGTACGCTCATAGCGATCCATTGCAGTGTCAATCGCTTGCTTAATCTTACGCACATCTTTGCTGAACAGTCTGTCAGGGCAACGTGCGCCACGGTGGTCATCATAGAATGACCTATCCATCAAACTTCTAATTAGTGATAATTCCATTTAGCTTCTCCATATCTTCAGGGTTACGATATTTCAAATCGTCATTCAAACGTAGTACACGAACATCGTTCACGTGTCCACGTAATTCTTTTGCCATAACCATTGTCTTTGGCAGTGCATCGGGGTCTAATGCTATTACTGCTGTTGAGAACTGCGCGAGATACCCTTTATGCGATTCCTGTAGAGATGTACCAAGAAGCGCAACCCCGACAAAGGATTCAATGCCACCAACCACGGCTGCACTCACACAGTCCTCAACAACAACTGCGACTTTACCACAACCATACGAGTATGGCAAGCCACTTTTTCCA